GGCTCATCCCCCCCCATTTCTGAAACAACTCGACTAATAACTTCGGGATCAACTGAACGCATTAGCTCAGTCATATTGGCCCGCTTAAAAATCATCTTTCCATCTTCATCTAGCGCTCGTAAAATAAACGTCATTGCCACAGCTTCGGCCTGTTTATTTTCAGCGTGCAATTTTAAAACCTCGCCTTGATCTTTAAAATTCATGGCGGGTTTGTAGTAAATAATCGACGGTTTTCCATCAACTACCCACTCTGGTATTTCTGAACTTTGAAGTTTTCCGCTCATCCGATCACGGAATTGAACTTTTGCTGCTTCTAACATTAAACTCATAATAAATTCCCCGTTAATTAATCCCCGTTAAAAATTCACTGGCAGAGCCACGGGGAGGGACTTTTTCGGCTTTAACCTAGCCAGTGAAAACTTTAAACAGTGCCCCAAGTTAAAGCGCCTGTTCCTGTAAAGCTAAAGCTAGTCTCAATCATTCCCTCAATAGCTCCGCTTACGCCAATCTCTGTGACAATGGCAGAGCCAGTGGCATAGCTTGCAGAACTTGCGCTGCCCTCTGGGTAAAGATTTAACACGACAACAGCACCAATAGTGATTGCTGCTTGCCCTGCATCAGCCTCATCCCAAAACATCTCACATGAACCTGAGAAAGTAGCTTGCCCTGCTTTATACGTTTTTGAAGTATCACCTAAAGTGGTATCTTCAATTGTTCCTACACTCTGCGATAAAGAGTAAGACCTTAATTCGCCGATAGTGTCACTACCGATCTTCACAAGGCCCGCTGTTGCTGCATGGTTAGCCATTGACGGCCTCCTTTTTCGTTACGTTTTTGGTTTTAGATGAGGCTGGGGCTTTATCACTCCAACCGCGATTTTTCATGGTCTGAATCTGCGAGGCGTGAACATCCACGCTAGCTTTATCCTTGTACATCAGCATTATAAAATTCCTCTAGTTAGCCAGTGTTGATGGGGCGGCTGGATTTACTCTGTAAACACCATTAAACGTCAAGGTTGCTACCGCTATAGGTTTGTCCGATTCGTTGCTGTATTCAATGTCAGTGTCCTCTAGCATCACCTCAACTAGCTTTCCATTTAGCGTTTTATCAGCATAAATGGCGGTCTCTACTTCGGCGCAAATGGTGTCTATTAAATCTTCCACTCCATCTTTAGTTTTAGCTCTTGCCTCAACTCTTAAAGTTAGGTCATGCCATGCTCTAGTGGTGCTGCTCAAGTCCTCGTTTACAATGTCTTTGTCTGCGTAAATTGTGAGGCATGGCAACGAATCATGGTCAACATAAATTCGGGTATCAAAAACTCTACTGCCCGTTGTCGTTAATCCTGTCAAAGTAGTTACTAGCTGCTCTCTAACTTGTTGTCTTGCATGAGCCACTAGGATTGATCCTCTAAAACTAGCTCGACCATTCCAGTACCATCGACTTGAATACCGATCACATGGTAAGTAGTAGAGCCAATAGCCACGGAAGCACCATGACCCACTCCTTGAACATCTCCGTTAGCACACGCAAAAGTAGGGTGAACGCCCTCAATGCCAGCGACCTCTATAAAAGCTTCATCTAAAATTCCACTGACCACTGAACCAGCGATTGTTGCATTAATAGCAAAATCATCCGTATCAAAAAACTCAGTAAAATCTTCAGCAAATGCCATTTTTATTTACTCTTTTTCTTAGACGCTTTTGGGGCTTCACTATAAGCTTCCGCTCTACCCATCTGAATTAGCACCCGTCCATCACTATCGCTCACCTCGGCAATAGCTCCCTTTAATAAATCTACACCGCTAGCAGCGGTTGAACTTAAAATTTTAATCTGCATAAAAACCTCGTCTAAGTGGGCGGGTTTGACCCCGCCCTATTTAAAGGATTAAGTGGTTATGAACCGCCAGAGCCTTTAGCAAATGACTGAGCGTGACGAACAGCAATATCAACGTCCTGCATACAAACTACGCGAACAGTGCCAGAAGCAGAGCCAGTAGAAGTATCCACGTTAATATCAAGACCGCCCCACATGCCGATGATTAAATCAGCGAAGTTACCAAACACAACTGTATTGGCGGTCATTTGGTTAGTAACTGCCATGTTGTAGCCGTTCACTTGACCATTTGCCATGACAAACTGACCAGAGCCAGAATCTTTTGCTTTCTGTTTCATTGCGCCAGCCATTGCCGCCGTTGAAACATAACCAAGAGAACCGAACAAAGCGTTGTCGATAGAAACTTGCGATTCAACATCAACCATCTCGCCGAAGGTTGGATTACCAGCCGCAGCAAATGTCTTTGCGCCGATGCCAGTAGTTGCCAAAATTCCTGTAGGCTGATTGCTTGATCCAGTGCCAGCAATGGCAGATAAATCAATTGCCATAGCTAGGCGCATTGCTAGGTCGTTACGCACAAAACCTTCAATATCAATAGAGCTTTGAAGCAATAGCTTGCGGCTAATGTCCGAGAACGCGCCAACTGTCTTTGGTGTCATTGATACTTGGTCAAATGCTGCTTGACTCTCAGTAACAGCGGCAGACTCAGCGACCCAGTAAGCTGTTGCTCCACTGGTTTGACGAGGAATGGCTACATTGCCATTTAGATCACGAAGCATGGTTGCGCCCATGCTAGCAACGACCATTGCATTCTCTAANCTATCAATAAATGAACTAGCNANAAGATTTGTNGCAACAGTGTTNCCGCCCGCCGTTGCAGTGCCTACGTTAAGATCACGTTTTAAAACNTCACTTGGTACGAACAAACCTTGTGCAGTTCTGCCCATCTGATCTGCGGCTGCGCGAGAAGCTTCAAACTCAAACGCTGCATCTTCTTGAGCGCGGCGGTCACTAGGGTTAGCTAAAGCGTGAATTGCTTTCATAAAGGAAAAACTACGAACTTCTTTGGCGCTTAAACCAATGTCATTATCTTTCTTTATTACTGGCTGGGCAGTTCCAATGGTGTCTAACAATTGAGCGCGGAAAGCGTCAACAGATTTACCATCATTGATGAATGTACGAGCCATTTCTGGTTGGTTGTGCAAGTTACCCGCTGCTTCAATGTTTTGAATGCGATCAACTTCTGAGCGGCGTGCCGCCTCTACTTCTGCCCGAACATCTACAGTCGGGGTTTCAATTACTGCTGCTGGAGATTCCATGATTGGTTCCTTAATTTCTTTAATTTCAACTAATGTTTTATGATTACTGTTTGCTGACCGCCCTACACCTACTGAGGCATCTGCGGGGATACTTACAATCGACACCTCGTATGGTTCCCAATCCAAAGCTCGGTATGATTCAGCCCCTTCCTTTTCCTCTTCCATCACCATTCTGTGTATCCTGTAACCCACGGAAACGTGCTTACGAATACCATCCATTACATCGTTAAATATCTCTGTTGCGCGTGCGCTATTGCCAAAACGCACAGTGGCCCGACCTACCCGATCACCATCAACAGAAACAGATTCCACAACGCCAACATGGTCAGAAGGGTCGTGATCTACAAGCACAGCACCGCCACCATTCAGTCTGCCAAGACGAATAGCGTTAGGGTTATGGTCAAGTATTTCATTGCCAAACCAGCGCTCAACAGGCTCCTCGCTGGAAAAGGCTAGGTCTACTGTTCGCGTTTCCGCATCAACAGATTCCCTATTTAAATTAAAGGTGCGAAATAAATCGCCCGTATTTATCTCATTCATCATTAGCCTCTTGATTGCTATTAATAATGTCATTAGTAGTTAGGCCAAAGCTTTCTAAAACTGCTAACTCAGCTTTACGCTCGGCGCATACGTCAATAAAATTTAAACCCGCTGCCGCTGTAATAGCAGTCAAGGTTCCCGTCCCCATCTCAACCATCAATTTATTTGCTTGCTGATCTTTTAGCGGATCAACCCAAGCCCAGCCGCGAGGTTGCCAATTTACTTTGGTAAACTTTTTAAACTTCTTTTCTGGCAAATTAAGCGCTTGTGTTCTTAGCGACTGAGATAGCCACGCTTGGTAAACAGGACGATGTAATTGTTCAGCGACCCACTTTTGCAGTATTCGCCAATGTTCACGCTCCTCTAAAACGCCACTTCTTATGGAGCTAAAGTTAACTCCCTCAAGGTCGTTTGCTAGGCCGTTGTAAGCCACATTAAGCCCACTAGACGCGCCTCTTAGCACAGTCTTGATAAACACTTGGTAGGCTGAATTAGGGTGGCTAGGGTCGAAAGTCTCAACGCTCATCCCTGCTGGAAGCTGCTCAAAAACTCCAGGTTCCATATCAGTTAATAAATTACCTGACTCATCCTCTTCACCTACATAAGAATCAGAATCAGGAGAAGTGTAGAAGCCCATTTTACTTGCGCCAATACGCGCAGCAATTAGCTCTGCCTCTTCATAGCCAGCCACCATATTTAAACGCTTCATAGCGGTATTCATCCAAGGAATGCCGCGCATTTGACTTGGCCGTTCTGCTATAAATAAGTGGCAAATATCAGTCGCAGGAACGCGGTTATATTTTCTGCCCTTATACATAATGGAGGTTTCATTGGGGTGGTCAGTTAAAAGATGGTAGGCCACTGGCGCATCCCATTCATTAACTTCAACCGACATAATTATTCGATTGCCATTAGCTAGCGTTAGGTTGAAATCCTCGTCTAAATGATCTGCCTCAATAATCTGAACGGCAAAGCCAAAAGGATTATCAAAGTTACGAACCTTAACCACTAAGACTTCACCATCTCTAGCAACACTTTCAATCACTAGCCGCTGAATATCTACCCAAGATAATCGACCTGTAACTGAGCAATTCTCAGGTAGGCTCCATTCAGCAAATGCTTCCTCAATGGTGTCGTTATCTTGCTTGTCCAGCGAACCATCTTCTCTCACTGAACGCGCTTGAAGTTGAATCCCATGAACGCCAACAACATTGGCCTTAACCATCTTTAAAAACTTAGAGGCGTAATCATTATCCATTGCTAGCTGTCGTGATCTAGCTCGCATAACTCTCAAGCTAACTTCTAGCTCTCCATTGGAGGTTAGCGTAGAGCCTTTGAAATCTTGCGTAAGGCGATCAATAACGCTAGAGCCATATCTGCGGAAAGCTGTTTTGCGTTTCTTCCCAGTAGGATTTTCTGGCTTGTTTCTCTTGTCTAAAAAGCTCAAGATTCCCATTTAAACAAACCTCGCTTTTATTGTTCCAGATTGGCCTAGACCAGCTTTAATGCGCTCCATGCGAACTTCTTTCACATATTTAGCCGCGTATCTGTCTCGCCAAACCATAAGGTCAGGAAGTGGGATTCTAGTTATTGATCGACCAGCAATGGAGTAGCCCATTTGATCTTTGGTTGCTCTTCCAGCTAGCAAAGCGTCAATAGCATCTAGCATCACTTTGTTGTTAGAGCGGGGGTCAGTTGTTGCTGTGGCTTTATTCGGTTGAATAATAAATGCGCCAGAATCTAAAGTAATGCGCTCGTTATCAGATGTGCGCTTGATGTACATCTGCCAATGGTAACGCCCAGCGCTGTAGTTCGCTGTCGTAGAAGCAGGAATAATAATCTGATAGTTAGAACCAGAAGCGGAAGCTGTCGCTGTAATGGATACAGTTCCCGCGCCTTCTTTTCTAGCGGTATAACTGAGGGAATAAGAGGCTGGGGGATAATCGCCGCCTATATCAACTCTAGTCCAAGCCACTCTATCCCCTGCCGTAAATGACAAAGGTTCTGTGGTCGTGAAGCTAGATGTGTCGAAAAGGTTAGCCATTCTGCGCCCAAAGCATTGATTTATGCTGTTGGGTTAGCTGTCTTTGTCGCTAAAAGCAAGTCACCGCGATTGAGTAACTTCTTGGGTGTTCATAAATGCGTATGATCTGTTGTCGAGAACTTCAATCACCATGCCTATAAAACGAAGGGTCGGTAATTCATCGTCATAAAGATTAAAGCAATACTCCTCTCCAATCTCTATGTCGTCCACACCAAACACCCTGCCTGAGATGTTTCCATCAAGGTCGTTTGCTGCGTCAAGTATCCACTGGTCTTGCGCTAAATGTAGGTCAGATAAAGGCATAAATCATTCTAACATCATAAATATAAAAATAATTGAATTAAATTGGATTATCGACTTGCATAGGTAGCGCATTGTGCTATTATAGATACATACAAACAACGCAGCAAAAGGAACACACCATGAGCCAAGTTACTAAATTCGGAATTGAAATTGAAGCCATTGCTCCTAGCCACATGGGACGCGAGGCGCTAGCCGCTAGAATTTCAGAGTTAGCAGATGTTGATTGCGTATTTGAAGGTTACAACCACCGCACACGCGCACATTGGAAGATTGTTACAGATGCTAGCTTGAGCGGTGACGGCGTTTGTTTTGAAGTAGTTTCGCCAATCTTAGATGGTGAAGATGGTTTAGCCCAAGTTACCCGCGTAATGGATGCGCTTGAGGCTTTAGATTGCACAGTTAATCGTAGCTGCGGCTTACACGTTCATCATGACGCTAGAGAGTGGAATGTAAAAGAGCTTAGAAATATTTCTCGCTTATGGGTTAAGTATGAAACAGTTGTTGACCAAATCATGCCACCATCACGCAGAGGTAACGCAGGGCGTTGGTGCAGAAGCAATGTTACAAGCTCAATGCCACGCCAGCTTGCCGCCATAAGCCGCTGCAACACTGTTGATGATGTTATTCAAACCATGAGTGGCGGGAGCCGCTACGTTAAGCTAAATCTTCAC